AAATCAAATTTGATATAATGTCAGTGTAAAAATTTTTATGAGAAATTTTTATTTGTGATCTGGCAAGTCACTTAGCTATTAGACATCGTGAATATGATCCGGCTTAACTGAAGGAGTTACTATGAGTAAAAACATAAACCAAACTCTGACAAAGTTAGACTCAATGATGGCAACGTTAGATGTAAAATTTAATACTATAAAAAAGTATAAAGATTGCAACGCAACGTTACCTAAAGAGTTACCTTACATAACTAAGGTTGAAGCTCAGAGAGCTTATCGACTTTTGACAAGAAAGTTTGGAAGAAAAAAAATAGCAAGGCTAAATCGTAGTGGAACATGGGGTGAATATAAATGGGTAAATAAAAAATGACCTATTCAAATTTATGCTCGAGAACCAAGACGATGTTGGATTTGCTTATCCGGTGATCCGTCAACTTTACATAATGGATGGAGAAGATTAATCCATGATGTATCGCACATGGTTCATAAATGGTTAAGACCAAACCTGAACCATCACTGTTTCCAACAAGCAGAGCTTGAATTAAACATGATTAAATATGTGCAATTCAAAAGGTTGGTTAAATGGTACTTTGAAAAAAAAGGTAATTGTGTACACACCTGAAGATAAGAAGCTTGCGAAAATAAAACATTTGGAGGCTTTGGTAAAAAAGTGGGAAACAAAAAACAAAACGACTTTAACTTATTTGAAAAAATATAAAACTAAGTTAAAGAGATTAACTAAATAAAAACTGCCGGATCATGTTCACTCTTTAGCTTCTCCCCAACTTTTACCTAATGCAACATCAACTGTAAAAGGGACTTTTAAATTTTCGATAGCAGACTCCATTTTTTTCTTAATTGGATCTACATCTTTATCTGAATTTACAGAAAAACATAATTCATCATGAATTTGTAACATAGGTTTAAAACCTGCTTTATGGCAATCAATCATTGCTTGTTTTGTTTGATCCGCCGCTGATCCTTGAATTAATCTATTTAAAGCTTTGTAAGTAAAAGCCCTTCTAATGTTGTTTCCATAAATAGCCTTGGCCTCCTCATAATGCATTGCTTTATTCATTCCGAAGGTAGCGGGCTCCCACATGTCAAATCGGCATTTACGACCCCTTACTGTGCGAATAAAGCCATACTTTGAAGCACTGTTGGTAACCTCATTTGCTAGTTTTTTTACAAATGGCACTCTATCATTGTATTTAATTAAAAGTCTTTCAGCGCTATCTTTATCTATACCCAATTCTTTAGATAATTTTGCCTTACCCATACCATAAAATAGACCAAGATTAATAGTCTTGGCTTGTGTTCTTGAAATTCCTGCCATATCTGCAACTAATTGATGAAAATCTGCCTCCTCATTTTGGTAGGATTTAATAAAATCATCTGCCCCGGTGAAATTAGCATTTACTGAGGCCGCATAATGTGCAACTAGTCTAGGTTCTTGCTGTGAATAATCAAAGCTACCCCATTGTTTCCCTTCTTCAGGTAAAAATAAGCTTCTTATTTTATCTCCAAATTCTTTATTTCGTGCAGGAATTTGCTGTAAGTTTGGATTTGAATAACTTAATCTACCGGAAACGGTTCCTCCTTGATCGGATCTTAGTTGATTTATTTCAGAATGTATTCTACCTTTATGAACATAACGTTGAATTGAGTCTATAAATGTTGAATGGAATTTATTTATTTCTCTTGCTTGTCTTACTAGTTGCGCTATCGGGTTACTACAATTTACTAACCAGTTTTGGGTAAAACTGGGTTCATCGCTTTTCGGTGTCCGTGGGTAGTCTACCCCTAATCTATCAAAAACTTGAGCAACACTACGAGCGGCCCATATATCTACATCAATAGTAGTTTGTTTTTTAATTTTTCCTAACAATTCAGACTCTTTAATTTTAAATTCTTTTTTAAGACGCACCGCTTTATCTTCATCTATTCTAATTCCAGTTCTTCTCATCTCTATTAATATTGGGAGTAATTCCATTTCCATATCCCAAACATCATTCAAACTTTGTTTAGCAATCTCTGATTTTAGCCTTTGCCAAAGACGTAGGGTTAACCCTGCATCTTGCTCTGCATAGAAGCCTACGTAGCCCGCAGGCAGTCTCCAAAGATCACCTTTAGGGTCAATTCCCCATTCTTTAGCTTTTTCGTTTAAAAAGGTTTCGTTTTTTATTTCACCTAAATAATCTTTNGCACATGCATTTAAGCTAAAACTAAANCTNTTTTCATTTACTANGGCGGCCGCAATCATGGTATCAACTATGGGTCCATTAATTTCAAAACCATTTACTAGTAGCCAACCTACATCGTAACTTGCATTATGAAAAATTTTTGTTGCAGGTGTTTTTAAAACATTTTGCATCCAAGCAGTGGTAATGCCTAAATCCATATTGCCTCCTGCATCATGTTGAATAGGAAAATACCATTGTTGATCATAAGCAGCCACTGCAAATCCAACTATTCCACCGTCAAAAGTTGCCCAACCTGCACCTTTAGTTTTTATGTTTAAATCTTTTGTTTCTAAATCTATAGCTATTTCTTTAGCTTTACTTAAATCAGGATATTCAGCGGGACAAGTCCAGTCACTGTCATTGTAAATAAAATTTAATTGATGAGTCATAATTTTTTTATAATTAAAAATGCTATGGTGCCTCCTATTGCTAGAGCAATTATTCCAACACCTAACATACCTAAACCAAATCCAATTGTCATTGTATTCTTTTACTTAATCCTTTGTCTTCAATCGCCATTATTTTCNTGAAAGGAATTCCAAGCACTANTANNGCACAGTCNGCNCAAAAGACACAATATTCATAATATATTATTGCAACATCATTATTGCACTTTTCGCACTGCACTAATTTTTTCTTTTTTTTCATTTTTAATTTGTTTGTACCAACTTGTGTCCCGTCCGTTTTGTTTGCACCACTCATAATGAGCTTCCTTAATTGAAGTGAGTAATTGCATATTTGGCCAGGGTGCATTTTTATTTTCTTTTGTCATTTTTCATCCGTAAAATTTCTAAATCACAATAATGTTTTATTTTTTCAAGATCTTCAATTTTATTTTTATATAAATATCTGCACACATATTTAATTACATTACCTTGAAAAAAAGAGAGTTTATTTTTTGATATAAATTCATACGGCTGGATTTCAAAAAATTTGTAATGACTTCCTCCAACCTGCTTATCTTGTGGGAAAGCTTCTTCAAACATATCCTTATCACTCATTTTAAACTCCACATAGGCCCTCGCACTCTTGATTAAATAAATCTGGCCCGTCATCATTTTTAAATTTAAGTTCGTCTAAAGGTACACAAGATCTGTGCACAAAGTTTTTTACTTTAGGATTATGCATTCGCATCTTTTTATCAAATTCTACAGCACTTGCAAATTCTTCTGGTCGGTTATTTCTCATATCAATCCAAAAATTATCATCGTGAAATGGACAACCAATACAAGCAGATTTGACAGGTATCTTAAAACCTTTTCCTTCATACCATTTTAAGCAATCTTGCCTAGACATTTTCTTTTCTATTAATGGCCATCTATTTTCCTGCCACCAAAATCTTGACGGTTTCATTCTCATTACTTCATCTGTAGAAATTCCGACCCAAACTTCTATATGTTTATCTTTTGGAAACCTTTGTCTTGGTTTTAATCCAAATATTTCTCTAATTTTTTTTGCAATCGGAGTAATTTTATATTCTCTAGTGCATTGTCTACGACCCATACCTTTCTTACCTTGTTCATTTAAAGTGTAAAATGGTGCAGAAGCAAATTGATTTCCGCCTGGAGACAAAGCTTTTATAATATCATCTTGAATATTGCCTTTTTTAACTATGTGTATNGGATAACTAATTACATTTTTAAGATATTCTAAATGTTTTATTACTGGCTCAGGCTCCCAACCCGTATCTGCGAAGACAGCTGCATCAGGTTTTACACCAAATTCACCTGCATCAGCCATTAAGGCCATAGTGGAGCTTTGCACACCAGCTCCTAATGAAAGAATTCTCAAAGACGGATTCTGTTTCATAATTTAAATGCCTGCAGAACTTTTAATTTCTCCTCTGCGTTTGCAATCTTTTCTATTAATTTATCTGCCTCATCAACGTGTTGTGGATGCTCTCCTATGGCTACAGGTTTTTCTAAATAAATTTTCAATGTAGCCTCTGCTTCTGATATTTGAGCATTATACCTATCCTCTAATGCCTCTAATATTAATCGTCTAAACATAATTTGCCTCATATTGTTTGAAATATTTTCCTAATGGAAAGTTATATTGATGGTATGTTCCAAGTAAATGCAAAGTTTGTTTTGATCTTGTTGCTCCTGTGTACCATACCCTCAATTCTTTTATTTTATCTGCTAAATTTTTTTTATCGAAATGTGATGGAAAGTTACATTTGCTTGCTAAAACAACATTGTCTGCTTCACCACCTTTGACTTGGTGTATTGTATCAATAATAATTTTAGGTGGTTGTGTTAAATCTACACCCTCACCCATAAGTTTTTGAAAGTATTGTTTATCCTTATCCTTAAATTTTCTTTTAAACACTTGATTCCATGGACCTTTTTCATCACGCATGCCGCATCTTAAATGTAATTCATCAAAAGTAAACACTTGATTCGGATGTGCAAAACTCCATTTTTTACTGTCCGTTGACCGGTAGCCGTGATCTATGTTTAATAAATATTCATACATGGTTGTAGCTTCCTCACGATTTATGCTGCCACCCTCACAAATTTTTTCCCAATATTGTATTGCATAAAATTGATTCGGGTCAAATGACTTATTATTTTTTTGATCCTGGTAATACAATCCTAAATTTTTTGCTTCTGTTTGTAGCTCTTTTTTTACATCATTAATTCGTGCAAGCACCATCCAGCTCCCATCTAAATTCCATGGTACTTTTTTGAGACCATTCCACCTGTACACTGCACCATCCTTATCGTTAGAATAAAATTCTTTTGGCACTCTGTTATCACCCATAGAATTTAATAAACATTTAGAAAAAAAATGTATATTTTTATTAAGTCTTACAGATTTTTTTAACACCAAAGATTTACCAGGAAACGTTTGAAACAAAGTAACGTCTGCACCATTCCATTCATAAATTGCTTGATCATCATCCCCTGCAATGTAAACTCGTTCAACACCTTCA